AAGAAAGCCTCCTTTGCCTGTTCTGCTTTTAGCTGATTGCGCATAGCAAGTAACTTTTCCATTGTCTCAACCGATACATTCTTATCAATCGCTTGTGCTATTAACGCTTCCGGTGTCGGATTTGCTTTTATCAACTCTTTCTTTGTCTCTGACATTTTCTTTCTCCTTTTTATAATGTTCTGGACGATCATCAAACTCTGGCTGGTTCTGCGTGTAAGATAACAAGAAAAGTAAGCAACAGCCAGCATGAGCCAAATGATTTAATCCAGTTTCGCTGTCATTTGTCTCGCCACGCCACCATGCCCACATATGTCTCATTAATGCTGCAAACAATCGACTATACGCAATACCCTTTGTCCAATTGTAAGCATCATATTTCTCTGCACCAAACATAAGTACTTGAATGATCGGCTCTATTGATTCGGCGGGAAACAGATCCCAACGGAGCTTATCTTGATCGAATTTCTTGCCTGCTGTTGGTTCCGTGTTTGCTATAAATACTCCTGGTCGTGCTGATCGTTTTACGGATGCTTGACAGTTAGGGCATTGCCACCCAACGACTGCTTTGTTAACAACGAAGTAGTCATCGCATACGTGACATAAAACTACTTGTTCTTGTGGTGTATGTACATACACAGAATCTCTTGAATACGTTATATGGAAGAGCTTACCACACCCTTTATCACTTGTTGCGCACATGCATTCTGTTTGACGGTGTTTAACTATATGTATAGCTGAACAAAATGGACATTTTACTTCATGTAGCATTGCAGCCATTCCTTTTGTTTCTAATGCAGTAAGATCACAAATAGCATCTTTTGTTACCTGAATATGGTGGCCGCAAGAGTTACAAATAAATTCCTGTGTAAATTTTGGTTGTATATTTTCGCTATGGCAATTTGGGCACCAAAATGACTTATCGTTAGTTGTTAAGCCTGAATCAGCCATGGAACTTACCTCCACGACTTGCTTCGATGGCTACACCTTGATTGATCGCACGTTTCTTTGCTCGTTTGCGACTTGCTTCATTGCCAGAAGTATATACATAGCATTTACCATCTTTGCCATATTTATACCCTGGCTTACCATCTTTTGAACATGGCATTATTGGCATGGTATCTCCTTCATATTCGGAATCCCTTCTTTTTCAGGATGCTCAAATAGTAGACCTTGCTCTTCACAGAAACTTGCTACTGTATCCATGAGTTCATTATCACTGATCTCACCTGAGCACCACGCAAGAATACGGCTATGGAAACCAACAGGTATTTTGATCTTCTCAAAATAATCCATTAGATTAAGCATCTCAGTCCTTGGCCGTTCTTTCTTTGGTGCCACTTTCTTCTTGAGTTCTTCTTCACCAGGCCGTTTGATCTTGATCTTAATTGGACCTGAAAACCCTTTTTCTCGTTTCTCCTTGATAAGGGCTGCTGAGATCAAACGCTCTTGTGGATCTTTAATTGCATAAAGGTCCAATACATTTTGTGGTGATAATATCTTAGCTGCTGCAAGATCTTGTAGCTCATCAGGTAGCTTCAAAAGCATCATTCGGGTGCGAACCCAACCTTGAGGCTTTTGGATCTTCTTTGCTACCTCTTGGATTGACAAACCCATTCGAGCCATACGAGCCACGGCATTAGCCTCTTGAAGCATATTCAAATCTTCTCGTTGGATGTTTTCTGAGAAGTTAATAAATACTGCTTCAAGAGGTGTAATATCCTCGACTATGGCTTTTATTGTTTCACGTTCCAATAGACGATGAGCAAGGGTCCGGCGAAAACCGGACACTAATACGAAGGGTAAATCCGTATTATCTTCGGTGTAAGATGATCGGACTAGAACAGGTTGATGTAATCCTTCATCCTGGATATTTTGGGCAAGTTCAGTCACAGTATGCGGTGCTATCTTACCTCGACAGTTCCGCTTTTCATCGACTAGGAACTTATCCAAAGGAAGATCGTATACTTGACCAAACTTATAAGATTCCATCATATAAATCCTCAAAATCAGGGTCCGCATCAAGATCAGGACATAAATGCTGGTCAGCGCACTCGGGGCAATTCGGACCGTAATTGCAGACCGGACACTCTTGAGCATCTATATCGTCAAATTCTATTCCACAATCTATACAAATCATCCGCCACACAAAGCCTTATATACTTGGGCACACGTAATACAGTCACCTTCTGCCTGATGAGGTGCTGGATTCACGATGCCTAATGCCTTAGAAACAGAACCTAGAGAAGTTGAACTAAATGGCATTGAAGTGCCATTAAGTCTTGCACGATCATTGATATATTCAGCTACTCGTTGAGTATCCTTGACACGATAAAAAATGAAGTCTCGTAAATTCAACCCACGAAACGCTGCCGTAATAAAGCTATAGTCGAAGAACCAATTTTGAGCCAAGGGTTCGATTTTCTGACCTTTTGGTATTGTTCGAGCAAACCAATCTGTAAACATGTTTACAGCGATTTCACGAGTTACAGTTCGTGCCATAAGCTCATCTAATGTATGACCATTTACAGATAGGGCTTTCTTTTCTGCACGATCAGGAAATTCAGGTTTGACCTCAACAATAAAGGGCTGTACGTGGTCAACTGGATCAAACGTGTCAGTTAAGGGGAGAATACACAGATCAACCATTTCATGGTAATATGGTGTTAGCCCCGTTGTTTCACAGTCAATTGCACAAATCATTCATTTTCCTTTCGTTCGTCAAATTCACATTCAAAGTCATCATCAAAACAATATTGATGGACTATCTCTCCATTTTGTTCAATGGTAAGATGAACATCTGATCGTTCAGCAAGCAATTCAAATGCTGTAACATCATCAGCAATACAAGCTTGTAATGCCTCATCACTCAACTCACCTTCCCATGTTAAGCTGATTTTTCGTGTAGCCACTCATTCCTCCTATGCAACATTTTCTAAATATTGTTGCAGTTCACCCATAGTTGCGGCTTGCAGATATTTCTTTTTCCGCAAGTTCTCCAAAATATACTCATCTGTTTGTAGATGAATAAGATCAACAATTGTTGCGCCACGATTGGCATCCATACCTGGTCTGTGTATCCTATCCTCAGACTGCATACGATCAGTTCCATTGAACGTGTTACTATAATACACGATCATTGATGCAGCAGTTAATGTCAAACTGACACCTGCTGCTCCTGGTTGACCGATAAATGCAATCTTTTCTGGATGGTCTTTATTTTGGAAGTGCTCTAGGGCAGTATTAGGTCGAAATGCATGGTACTGAGGATGGAAAGTATTATGTTCTGGTGCAGATTCAGTGTCATGACAAACTACACACTTCTTAGGATCACCGTAGTTGAAACTAACCCATTGACCACGACCATCAATTCGTAATACCTGCCAACCTTCTTTCATACATAATCGAGTTACACGGTCAACTGATGCTGCAAATCCTGCGTAAATGACAATACGGCCATAGTTTTCATTCTCTTCTAACAACTCTTTTAAGGCATCATCTTTTGGACATTTGACTTCTTTTGAGACATTAACGATATTATCTGCTTTCCCTGATCCTGCGCAATTTGGACATTCTACCTTGACCATTTCTTGCATAGGATCAACATCTTTTGCTATATCCCCTTGTATGTGTTCATCATGTGGGTTTGTTTCTGTGACTGGTTTGAATGTTTCCCCTGACCCACCACAACGAGGACATACGATCTTACCGCGTGCTTCCTTGATATATTGGAAACCGTCACTTAACTCTCTTGTTTTCTCAAGAGCTTGTATAACAGTCGGACTTTTCCGAGTAATTAGTTTCATCGCTCGTATTGTAGCTGGTGCAGGTTCACACTTAACAAGACGATACACTTTCTCAGGAAGATCATTACAGTCTTTCTTCCATTTAATGTATACAAGACCCTTTAAGCGTTGATATAATTTATCAATCTCATTTTCTGATTGAACAAAATTATGTGGGTTCAAACCCATTGCAGTATGTTCTACATGATCGTAAAACTGACCACAGACTTTGCATTTCTCAGGATTATCAAACCAAGTTACATGTTCTGGATAAGACCCACCTGACATTGTTTGTTTCTTGATAATCAATGCCAATCGGTATTTCAAGAATGTTGGTGAACTTTCTTTCATGAACCCCGGACAAACAATTTCACACTGCATCCACCAGTTCAACGGATCTTTTGGTGCAGGTGTACCAGTCATGGCAATAATATAAGGATCAGGATGATCGGCTCTTGCTCCATCTGCTAAGTTCTTTGCCCTTTGTGATCGTTGTGTATTTGAGTTTCTTACCATATGAGACTCATCAAATACAATAAAATCAGGCGCTACTCGACCTTCTGGCCAACTGTCTACCATTGATTTCATACGATCATAAGACATGAACTCTGGCATTATACGGGCATTCCAAAATTGAAATTGTGTACGCAAACTACACAAAGCATTCTTAGGACAAACATAAATAGGCCATGTAGGTTTCGCAAGTTCCATGGCTCGAATAATCGGGAGTGTCTTTGCCGTGCCCATTTCGGCTGCAAGAATCACACGACGGCGATTCATAATGGTTGTTAACATTTCACGTTGTTGAGAAAAAACAGGCCAATCTTTATTTGATGCATCCTTACGAATCGCCCATTCCATAAGCGGGTATTCCCGATCATAACGCTCGTAAGGGCTTTCTGCGCCTTCAGTTAAATACTGCCACGTAAAAGCATTACGAGCAGTGTCTCCAATTCGCCAGCATTTTTCTTTTGGGTCCCACTTAGACCCTTCCATGGATTTGATCTCGTCTTTTAACCATGGATCGTAGGGAAATTGAAGTCGAAGAATATCGTTTGGTTGTGCAGTAACATGTACTGCAAGATAACAATGACCATCTTTAGCACGCTTACCTCTTGTTGCTCTTAATGAATGTACGCCCTCTTTTATGTACATAGAACAAAGCTCCCATCACCTAAAACTTGAGTTGTATATTTTGTAAGATAGCGTTTCAAGTTTGTTGTACGCATAATATCAAAAACTTTATTAAATACTTGTCGTTCTTCATAAGTACGATTTCGTGAACACCCCTGCACAATGGCTTCTTGCCATTCTCGGAAGTTACCGAGCATCAGAAATACAAGATCATTTGTAGTTGTCGCAAAATGTTTGATTCGGATATCATATTCTGAAATTAGGGTGATTACTATTGATGCAGGACAATTTGGGTAATAAAGAAAGAACCCAAGCATACAATGCTCGGGACAACCTAATCCTCGTATTAAAGCAGCAGGATCATTGTGCTTAATTTTGTCACCATCAAGAAGTTTGGTAGGATCAGTTATTCCTACGTCTCTACAAAAAATAGATATGCCTGCCCAATTAACGCTAGGCATAATTGCCGGAATAACAGTCATTTCTTTCATTTAGTACCTCCGCATATTAAGGTGAGGTAGGGGCTGCTGCTACCCGGTACAGCCCCTACCAACCTTAGTCCTTACCGATCACGAGTATCTGCTGATGCTGTATCGGACCCACCACTGTCACCACCCGATTGAAACGATTCTGGATTTGTGAACTTGGCATGGTGTTCTTTCATTTCTTCGAGATCAATGGGTACTTGAGGCGGAGCCGTACATTCCGAACAGGAGAACGCAAACCACTGATGGCCAGTGCTTTCCTTCTTCAACATATGGCTTTTAAGCGTTACCGCCTTTTGCATGTAGTGAATCAATTCACTACGCGCAACATTTTGAAGTGTCAAATTGTTGCAATACAAATGGACATGCTCCCCAACATCATTGAGATAAATGAGGAATTCAAATCCCCAGAAATACCCTTGTGCGCGTGCTTTTGCCGCTTCCTGGATCTCATGAAACTTCTCGCTTTCACGATCATATTCCACTGTAACCTTCTTCGTGGCTTGATCGATATGCATTGCCTTGGGTCGCCAATCAACGATTACGACATCAATAGATTCGCCAAGATCAATAACTTCATTCTTGTTTTTATGCAAGACAAAAGTTCCTGCATTCATTCGGTGCGGGGGAAGGGTAAGTGGCGATTGACTTTGGACCAAACGCACAAACGGCGCAGAATCCCAAGTTGGTGCCATTTCTTCCATGACCTTGGTGTCACGAACTGGCGGCAATGCGGCTGCGAGGGCTGCTTGAATGTCTGTACTTTGATTGACTGTTGCTGGTACGTTTTCGTTGATTTCTTCACTCATTGGATCTTGTTCCTTTTTCTCTTTGTTTTTCGGTTTCTTAAATGATTGTCTATGGTTAAAGTGACCAAGTATCGGGTTTGATTAGCAGTCAAATGATGTAACTCGATCGACCGCATAGACAATCAAGACTAATTACTTCTGGACTGACGCTGCGGCGGTTTCGGCTGCTGCATCGGCTGCGGTATCGGCTGTTGCCTGAGCTTTGGCCTTCTTCTCGGCTTCCTTCGCGGCCTTACGTTCTTCTGCCCGTGCTTTCTTCGCGGCTTGATCAGCTTCCCACTGATCCTGTTCAGCGGCCATGGTATCGGGGTCTTGATGCAGGGTCCATGCAATTGCAAGATCAAACGCTTCTTGCGCACTCATCTTGTCATTGACCAACGCGATCCGCACTTCATGTGTATCGTACTCCTTCTTGACCAACGCAGGCGGACGCAGACGCTTGACCGAAACGAATTCCGGGGGCTTTGCAACCTCGCCTTTACGCTTGGCCTCACGCAAGTCACGTACCCGAGCCTTACACTCTTCCACGAACAGCTTCGGCTCCTTGGACATGGCCTTCTCGACCCATTCCGTCTGCTCTTCTTCGGGGAGCTTGGCCAACTCGAACGCATTCATGGCCGGAATTGATCCTTCATCGACCAATGTTGCGATCTCGGGCCGTAACGTATGGAGCGAGATCCGCTGATTCACCCACTGCGTCGTTACACCCAACTGCTTAGCAATCGACGTAACGGTCAGTAACGGATTCAGGCCCATCATACGACGGATCTGCTGACCATACGCTGCCGGACGCATCTTGACTTTGTGCAAGTTCGTCTGGATCTGCGCGGCCATCATTTCCATTTCGTCCATGGAGGCCAGGTTGACGGGGATCTTGGAATACCGGGGATCTTTCGTCTTGGCATACAATTCCTTGACAATGGTCAACCGCTGCAAGCCATCGACCAAGAGCAACTTGGAATGATCTTTGTCGAAAGGCCGGACCAAGATCGGCGTATGCACGCCACACGAATCCGGTTTGCTGCTGGCCTCGATGCCCGCCGCAAGCCCCTTGTAGTCGTCTGTATCCCGCTGAGCCGGACGTAACGCGATCTCACTTACTACGATGCTGTTTACGTCAATTTTGTTTGCACCTTGCAATGCTGCGATATCGACTTTTTCTGCTGATTCTTCTGCCATGATCTTACTTACTCCTTATTTTGTTTCCTAGTGATTTGATAGTGATCTCAAACCGGCAAAAACCCATTTTCCGCCTGTCGTTTGTATCACTTCCGACATACTATTATAGCAGTTTTCGGGACAAAAGTTAACCTACTTTGAAAATAATTTTTAATTCCCCTATATAGTAATGTAGATATAAATAGCTCTTTTTTATGCACTATCAAATCATACGATCTGATTTTAACTATTTTTTAGATTTTAGTAAATTTTAGTTAACTTTTAATCAGAAAACTGCTATAATAGAATGTCAGGAGTGCCGATCATTTCTGATGATTTGATAGTGCATATAGATCGTACAGGAGCATAAATGAATCCTACAAGGACTGAGGCAATTAAGAATTTTCTTACTGCTCAAGCTCAAAGTATGTATCCCCAAATAACTGATCTTGCTGAGTTATATTACTCAGGGCTGGAGGTTCAAGTTAATGTGGCCCAAGATGGTGGGGAAAGAGTAAGCGGTGAGTTCCATGGACATAAATGGATCGGGTGGACCGATCATATTCAGATCTGGAAATCATTCAGAATTCCAAACAATGCAAACACTACACCTACTTATGAAGATCGTCCTATGACTTTTGATCTTGCGGCCCATGCCGAGGGTATTGGCTTTACTGGCTGGGATTGGTTTCATAGAATCAGTAAGTATGTTGCATTCGATTTTGATTCAATCACTAATCATAAAGATGGGCTTACTAACAAAGAACTTGATCGTGTACAAGAATTAGCTATGGATCTTCCATTTGTCACTGTTAGAAAATCAACATCTGGCGGTGGTATTCATTTATATGTACCTGTTAATAACGTTAGTACTATAAATCACAATGAACATGCTGCATTAGCTCGTGCTATTCTGAGCAAGATGTCAAGTCTTACAGGCTTCGACTTTAATACCAAAGTTGATACCTGTGGTAGTAACATGTGGGTTTGGCATCGTAAGATGACAGGAACCGATGGCTTAACGATCATCAAAAAAGGTACGATCTTAAATGAAATACCTCCGAATTGGCAAGATCATTTATCAGTAGTTTCAAGGAAGCGTCACAAGATCATTACAAAAGGTGCAACTACTGATGAATCAAATGAAATGGAAGAAATTGCCAATAATCGTTCATATGTAGCACTAGATGAAACACATCTCAAGATCATCAAAGCGCTAGAAGAGGCAGGTGGAACGACGTGGGATTCTGACCATTCAATGCTTACTACCCATACTGCAACTCTTAAACAAGTACACACACAATTAAATTTGCGGGGAGTATTTGAAACACAATCAGACACAGAACCCGGTACAGATTGGAATTGTTTTGCATTCCCAAGTGCAAATGGATCTTGGGTTATTCGCCGCTTTACTAAGCATTGCCAGGAAGCACCTACTTGGGATATTGATGCATCAGGCTGGACACGCTGCTATTATAACCGAGAAGCAACTTTAGCTATGGCTTCACGAGCACATGGTGGTATTGAGCGTGAAAAGGGTGGATTTCTTTTCCGAGAAACCTCAGTTGCATTGGAGGCATTGGGTCTACTTGGTGCCAGAGCTAATGTTCCAAACGCTATGTTAGGTCGCGAAACCATTCTTAAAGAACGACCTGATACTCGAATTATCGTCAAGATCAAACGTGAACCGTCTGATGATGGCGGGGTTATGCTGGCTTGGGAGCCAAGTAAAGACGATTATTGGACTCAAATTCTTAATGCTCCTAAGAAAGCGCCAGATGAAGTTGAAGTCGCAAGTTTCGATAAAACAATTCGACATCTTATTACTATGGATGGTCACGATCATGGTTGGGTTGTTAATATCAATAGTAATTGGGTTACAGAACCATTAATACATGCACGTTACGCATTAACGTCTATGGGCTTTACAAAAACGGAAATCGATAATATCGTTGGTTCGTCCATTAAGAATTGTTGGACATTGGTAAATCAACCGTTTGAAGCAGAATATCCTGGTGGTAGACAATGGAATCGTGATGCTGCTCAACTGACATATACACCAAAAGAAGATGCTGAGAACTTGAATTACCACCATTGGAAACTAATCTTGAATCATTGTGGTACTGATATCAATGATGCAGTCAAACAAAACACATGGTGTAAGGCTAATGGTATTGAATCGGGTGCCGACTACTTGAAATGTTGGATAGCATCTATGTTTCAAGAACCGCGCCAACCTCTACCCTATTTGTTCTTCTATGGTGAACAAAATAGCGGTAAATCAATAATATGGGAGGCTCTTGATCTCCTGATGACCAAAGGTGTCATGAATGCAGGATCAGCACTTAAAAACGACTCAGACTTTAATGCCGAGCTTGAAGGTGCAGTCTTATGTGTTGTAGAAGAAATTAACCTCAAACGCAATCGAGAAGCATATACTAAGATCAAACAATGGGTTACGGCCCTTATGATGTCTATCCATAGGAAACAAAAGACACCATATATGACACATAACGTAACACATTGGATGCATTTTGCTAATGACCAAGATGCTTGTCCTGTGTTTCCTGGAGACACAAGGGTTGTAGTTATACATGTACCTCCTTTGAACCCACTCCAATTGATTCCTAAGAAACAACTAATCGAAGCTCTCAAAAGTGAAGCACAAGATTTCATTACTGAGATCTTATCTTTAGATTTACCCCCATCTAATGATCGTTTGAACATACCACCAATCATGACCGAAGCAAAGACCGAACTTCAAATGGCTAATGAAACTGATTTACAAACATTCTTACGTGAAAATTGTTTTTATGTTGAAGGTCATACAATCTCCGTTGAAGCCTTTTGTGAAGAGTTTTTCAAAACCTTAGATGCTATGCAAGTCAGCAAATGGTCCAAGATCAAAGTCGGAAAAGAAATGCCTAAGAATAAATTCCCTAAAGGCCGATTGAAAGACGGTAAATGGTATTATGGAAATATTAGTTTTAATGATGGTCCAGCAGTCGGTCCCAAGATCACCAAAGATCCAGAGTCAGATTATTTGCTTAAAGGTGATATATGAAAATACATTCCTTACAAGAAGCTATAACTAAATTAACAGCATCCGATAAAGAACGTCTTACTTATGCTTTTGAAAATGGTTTTTCACAAGTAGCATTTTTAGATGACGGTTACTTTGTTGCCGTCCACAGTAATGTCCCTGCTATTGAAGCAAATGGCGCATGGGCATTTGGTCAAACACCGCAGAAAGGACAACAATGAAGGTCATAGCAACAAAACATGATGTGACTTTGACTCCTACAAACCCCAAAGATATCAAATTCTGTGATACAATTATGCAAGATCATGACTGTGTTACAGCAGCATTTCGATCTGATACAGAAGGTATGTATCTTAAGATCACACCTATTAATCCTGAGGATCTCTAATGTTAATCAGAAAAGTCACATCAAACGAAGTTCAAATAAGACCAACTTCCGAAAAAGAAGAAGCGACTTGTAGAACTATACTCCAAGGAAAAACGCGTGTCGCAATCCAACGAACCAGATCAAACTCATTACGGTGTACACCTACTAATATTCTTGTATTTGAACATGATGAACTCAAGGTTATAGAGTACGATGGCTACGTGCAAGTTCGTGCTTTAACAAAAGATGCAGAAGAGTTACTGTATAACATCTTAATGCTTGGCGGTTTTGCAGTAATTGAGAAAATTAAAACAGAGGATGGGTCCTTTCTACGATCAGTTGGTACAAACCCTGAGACTATGAACCCTTGGAAATTTGAGGCTGACTTACCTCGTGCAGACATGACACGCGGGGACGACGAAAAGGAATGACAGAATGAATCAACTTATCAACTATGTACGAAAAGAAAACAATGTGCCAATTGCAGTATTTGTGGCATATCAAACAGAGGACCGAGTACGAATTGGTTATGCAACTTGTCACCCAAACGACACTTTTGATAAGAAATGGGGCAAGATCATCGCATTTGGTCGTGCTGACAAATTTGATCAAAAGAAACAGATTAATGTACCACAGCGTATCGCTACAGAGTTCTTTGCATTCTTGCAAAATTGTCTTGATCGTCAATCTTTCCAGGGGAAGTACTTCCCAAGATGGATGAATGATCCGAATAATGTTTCTTTCCCTGGCGTCGTGGTTGATATCCCAAAAGCAATGGAGAGCTAATCATGAGTGATTTTTCATTTAACACCGAAAGAATTTGGCGAGTTTGTAAGCGTTGTGTTGAAGTACTTGATATGCGGGCTTCTTTCTCACGATACAACTTTGCTACAGCTATGTTGCTTTTCGGTACGGCAGCACAAGAAAGCAACTTAAAATGGGAACGTCAACGTTCACCGCGTTGGGATGGCTCAGTTGGTGGGTTCTCAAAATGGCAACTTGAACAAGATAGTATTCAATTAACCTTGAACGCTATGAGGCAACCTCATCGTTGGGGTCGTACCTCCAAGGTCACAAAAGTTGTGTTCAATGATTCTAACGCGCCAATTGATTGGTTAGCAAATTCATCTATGAAACAAATCCTTTGGGGTATGCGGATCGAAGATAACGATCATTTAGGTGTTGTCTTTGCTCGTGAGCACTATCGTCGCGTCCCTGCTCTCATTCCCGTAGATGATGGTGACCTCTTAGGTACAAAGCAAATAATGCTACTTGCCGAGTATTGGAAAGATCACTACAATACCTACCTCGGTGCTGGAACGCCCGAACAATTTATTCACAATTGGGTAAGGCTCTGTAATGACACAGTGCTCAACGATCCACTATATAAGGAAATGTCACATGCACCACGAACTTGAAAGTCACGCTCGCCAAGTCCTCAAAGAGGGCTTAGCGAAATGCTCCGAACCCCAGCAATTGATGTTCAAACGTATATATGCGAATGGCAATCTTGATCTTGATACCAATACTGGAGTGGACAAGATGCCCGTGAGCAAACTCGAAAATGCTATGGACCAAGTGAAATGGTCTATATCCATAACTACGGGGCGTTTTGTCTTGCTTAGATACATTCATCCGTTTGGATGTTTTTTCAAACCTATTCAACTCAAGTTAGAATGGATCTTCTGAAACGGTTGATTCAACATACAAATGAAGAATTGCCTTTAAGTGATCCTACAAAACAACGGATTTTAGACATCATGAAGAACTTGATAAGGGAAGGTTATGTATAAGAAAAACCCAAAAACAGATGGATCAGGTATTATTTGTGCGATCCCACAAACTGGTACCTGTCCAAACAAATGTGCTGATTATTTCTTCCAATCAGGTCGCAGTTACCTTGAGCCATTGGATGAAAATCTTCCAAATATACCTTCACCTTTACAGGGTAGAGGGAGAGTTGTTCGTATTAATGACGGAAATGACTCCAACATTCAACGCACCAAAGTTGAGTCGTGTGCTCAAATGTATTCTGATGTATTTTACAACACTGCTATTAACAAAGATCTGGCAGATTTTCCTGGTCCTGTAGTTCTTACAATCAATCCAGGTAAAGATACTGATAGAGCTATTTCTCTATTCACTGATCCTTTTCCCGACAATCTTATATTTGTAAGATTTCGCGCAAATACTTGGAATCTTGATCTTCTAAAACAAGCTGTCAGCTATTACACGCATCCAGAAGTACCAAGACAAGTGCCTGTGATCGTAACATTCATGGCTTACTTCCAAGAAAGCCTTCCTGTAAAAGACGCGATCTTTTATACCTACAGGCAGCGTACCTTGAACTCTTATTGGTTATTGGTGCTGCTAAATGTAAAGAAATTATGGATGAGTATTGGGATAATCCCTTTGTATATCAATGTGGCAAAGATGGTAAAACCTTCTCTTGCCAACGTTGTGGAAACTGTATTCGTGAATATTACAACACAAAAGAAAGGTTAAGGAATGATTAAGCCTTGTTCAAAATGTCGAATATGCCAAAAAGATTTTCTTACAGATATAAGCTACTCATCCTATATATGTCATGAATGCGCTAAGGGCGCACGTAGAGTGATCGTGATAGACGATTCAGGTATTTGGATAGAACTTGCTGAAAAAGTTGAATTTTTTGAAACTGTACGAGATTGTGTCCAACAATTTGCTCAACAAATGGAACAAACGCTCAAGGATAATGATTACAAAGGCGGTTGGGATCATATGAGTCCCCTTGAACTTTTGAACCGTTTGAAAGAAGAAACAAGCGAATTGGCTGATGCACTCGAAGGTGGTGAAGAATCAGCATCGATTAAAGAAGCAATAGATGTGGCAAATTTTGCCATGATGATCTTTAACATAATAAAGGAGTAACAAATGAAAATTATCAAACCAGAAGTATTTTTCCGTTGGGTATCGCCTGATCCTGAACGCTCAATTGAAGAAGCTGCAAGACTGTGTTATAAAACAGAGGGTGCTATCACAAGAGATAGCCATGTAGCAATGATCCGCAAACTTGTAAAGCTCGGACATACGGCCATGCTTGAACATGCAACTGCAAGTTTTCGTTTCATTTATGATCGTGGTGTTTCTCACGAACATGTGCGCCATCGTTTGGCGTCATATGCACAAGAATCAACACGTTATTGTAATTATGGTGTTGCAAAATTCGGTCGAGAAATTGGCGTCATCGAACCACCTGGGCTTACGTCTATACAACGTATTGGTTGGTTAAAAGTCTGTTCCGTTGCAGAAGAAGTCTATATGGAATTGATCGATAGTGGTTGCGCACCACAAATTGCAAGATCAGTTCTTCCTACTTGTCTCAAAACCGAAGTGATCTGTACAGCCAATATGCAAGAATGGCGACACATTTTTACGCTTCGTACAAACGTAAAAGCTCATACACAAATACGAGAAGTAATGTATCCAGCTTTAATAATTTTACATTCTTACTGTCCTACAATCTTTGAAGATATCATAGAGGCTTGTAAAAATGGATAGACGAGAATTTTTTGCAAACGAGCCTTGCTGCAAGTGTTACCGCTTTATTTGCGCCACAGATTGCTCAAGCCAAAGCCAAACAATTAGTTATTACAGATTGGATACATTTTGAGTTTGCAGGTGAATTAACAGAATCAACTCTTGATTTCCTTACCGACATAATTGCACAAGAAATTAAGCGACATCTCAAGAACTATCCTACACATAGGATCATTGCAATTGAAAAGCAATGGGCCAAAGTATGGAAAAACCATTGCCACCAAAACGAATTGCTGTTGAAGACCGTGGTGAATGGTCTGAAACACTATCCGATGCTACAGAACGTGGTGATCTTAATGAAGTAGATGGTATCTTGCATCATGAAATCAGCTTTGCCGTTCACGATACACGAAAAGCGCATCTTATTACAGAAGATGTTCCCAGACATTGAAGGAAAATATAATGACAACAATCCTACTGATTTCTTTAATTACCCTTTGTATTATCGAGGTACTTCACATTGCTTGTTCCTTGGTAATTCTCCATTTGAAAAATAAGATCAAAAAACAACGAAAAAAGATGACTGATATGTTTTGTGACTATGCGACAACTTTGCATCCTGAATTTAACCCACAAGAAATAATTTGTGTTAGTTTTCCTGGAGACAAACCTGTTTGGAAACTATATATTACTTTAGAACAAGCGATTCAACAAGGTTGGACCTTGGAGAAAGTCGATGGCTAACTTAGCAGAATATCGTTGTGGCCATACTGATCTTAGGATACAACATAGTTCACCTTTTATTGGCGTCAGGGCATCATATGGTTCTATAACTATATGTTGTCAAACTTGTCATCGCTTAGTTTCTATGTATTATGGTGATCCAGGTTGGAATGAAACTCGTGTATTTAATATGGTATTACGTATGTTTCAAGGTTCACAAAAACGAATTATTAGATCAAAATGGCCAAAGCACTTAACTGAATTTGATCCAGGAGATCGGAATGTCTAATCACTGTTGTAGGTGTGGGACAAAGGCAGTTGTAATTTGTTCAAGATGTGAGCGTGGGCCTTTTTGTATAGAATGTCTCGCTATACATGAAATCAATTGCCAAGGTCCAGTCGAACCAATTGATCCTAGCTGGTTACAAATAGGATCACATCGAAAAGCAATTCGAGCGCCACTAAATTACCCTGGAAGTAAAGCCAAATCCTTGAAACATATACTTCCAGTCTTACCGTATCGTGGTGCTTACATTGAGCCTTTTGGAGGATCAGCTGCTGTTCTCTTGGCCCGACAACCTGAGAAACTAGAAGTATATAATGACCGCTATGGTGGCATTTGTTGTTTCTACCGAGTCATACGTGATCGTTGTGATGAATTCATGGCACGACTTGATCTCACTATACATTCCAGAGAAGAGTTCGAGTGGTCCAAAGCAAGTTGGCAAGATTGTGCCGATGAAGTCGAACGTGCTGCTCGATGGTACTATTCTATGTATTACTCGTTCAGCGGAAAAGGAGAATTCTTTGGCCGTAATATCAAACCGCAAAACCCTTATGCTGGGAAACTACGGAACAGAATCCCTGAACTTCCTATCATACATGAACGCTTACGACAAGTACAGATCGAAAACCTTGACTGGCGTGACATTCTCAAGGATTATGATCAGCCAAATGCAGTTTTCTATCTTGACCCTCCCTATTATGAAGCCCGAGACCCTCGTTATCGTTCCACCATGTCCAATTCCGATCATCGAGAACTCTTGGATCGAATCTTTGAATTATCAGGCTTTGTTGCTCTCTCAGGTTATACGAATGAACTCTATGACAGTTACACCTGGGATGATCGTGTCACATGGTCCCACCGTGACGTTATGAGTGCTATGGCATTTACCGAGGAAAACAATCGACAAAAGACTACCAGAGCAATGGTAGAAGAGGTATTATGGGTAAAGGAAGCGGATTAGGTAATTACCAAAACGAGCGAGGTCAAACGACAGCAGTTGACTCTACTCGACTAATTTGGTATGCCCCTTGTCAACATTGGACAGACAATTGGGATCTATTAGATCATACAAAAGAAGGTATCCCTATTTGTCCAATATGTAGACACGTAGGTTTTCAAATTAAAGCCTATCAATGGTTTTCTGATATTGATAAGTACGAAGCCAATGGACATCCTGGTTATATGCAACAGGTTCTCATCCTAGAACTCAAGGAAAATGATCTATGAAACACCTTAACCATCATATCGTTTGTGTTGTTGACTCGTGTACATCTGGTCCACGACCCGGCTACAATGACATTATCGAGCTTTGTGTTATGCCTGTAACTAATGGCTTTCAACCAGATAAGCAATTCTTACCTTTCCATATGTACATGCACCCTAAGCGTCCAGAGAATTTTGACTGGTCACATCTAGGTAAATATGACGCAGCATACACACGGAAACACTTAAAAGACTCACTTGATCCTTGGTACTGCCAGGAACTCTTTGAAAATTGGTATACCAAACTTGGTCTTCGTGATCGTAAGCACATACAACCCCTTGCATACAATTGGTCTAAGCAAGCTGCATTCTTACAAGATTGGTTCGGTTATGATGACGATAATCAAACTTTTATGAGTGACTTCTTTGATCTTTTGCATCATCGAGATCTTATTGATTTGGCTCTTTACATGAATGATCTTGCTTGGTGTAACCAAGAACCATACCCCATACAGAAACAAAACTTAGCTTACATATGCAATAAATTGAATATAGTTCAACGAACTCCCCAAACCTGTATGAGTCATTGTTTTGATATCTTATCTTGTTGGCGAGAACTCGCTTACATGAAATTACCGACAGGCTTTGAATTAAATCTCCGCCTGCCGGTGGATATTGACTATTCGGCTTATCAGGAATCTGAAGATTCAGATGATTGAACTATTTGTTCACAATGAACACATTCAACAGTGACAAATTTTCTTTTTGTCTTACAATATGGTTCAAGTAAAGTACCTCCACAAACTCTTCTAAGTTTCTTGGTCCTTACGTTACATAATGGATACTGTTCGACATGTAAATAAGGATCAGGGTTTTTCGGATCAAGAATCCAACCATTTGTGACCGGGGGTAAAGGCCCATTTGGATCATATTCTCGTGTCTTCCCATTACTCATTTGGTACGTCTCTCCAGTTCCTTAGCTATGATTTTTTCCGTTTGTTCGAGCTTATTGATCCTATCCAATAGCACCTTTTGCATCTCTGGGTCATCGGCACTTTCTCCGTCACGGACACTCCAAGTCCAAAGCATATACTGTATATTAGCAATGGACAGTGCCATTTCAACTTGGCTCAAAGAACCGCTTAACTCAATAATAGGATCAACACTACACTCTGTTGTCTCAAATCGTGGTCCACTTAGGCAGCTGGTCAATAATAAGCATATACAAATGGTTAATGTTTTCATTGGCTAGTCTTGACTTTCTTCTTTTGTAACGAGTCAAAAATTTGTTTCAATGACTCGATGTACATTTTCTGCCGGTCAAGACTGCGTTGATACTGTTCTTCACCGATCCGTTCGCGCCGTTCTTGATCTTGGACATAGAGGTCATAGGCTGCTTGAGCCGCGACAATGGCTTGCTGTACTCCATTGATAACGGCCTCATTGTCCACGACAACTACTATCTCACCTGTTGGCTTAGTTGTGGTCTGACAACCAACACCTAAGAACGCAAGGATCAATAGGCTCACAATAACTTTCTTCATGGTCACTTTTCCTTTCTTAAAATAGTAGCCAACCAAATAAGAACCATATGATCGCTTCAAACCAATCTTTGAAGAAATCACCTATGGGTTCTAATACAAGATCACCGAACTGATCTCCCATCCAATCAATGATCCACTCAGTCATTGTTCAACTTCTTTTTGATTTTCAAAATGCCTTTGGTTTTCATATCTTCCACAATATTCTTGATGTGGAGGTCAATGAAATCAGCACCTAAAGCATTTACAAGGTTAACGCCCTTTTTCTCTGCTACACGATTTGCAATACGTTTTGCCATTTCATGAGCTTCGACTTCGATTTCTTCGGATACACCATTTTCTGGATCTTTTTCTTTCAGCCCTTTGATATAGCGTTGAAACGTCTCAAGGACGCCTACACACAATGCGTCGAATGCAATCTGACGATCCCACTCGACTTTTGTTCCATTGATCTCTTTCTTCTTCAATAAGAGATAAATTGTCCCGAACAACCCTGCCAAAGCAGTCAATCCCTGTTCGCTGAAAACCCACGCGAGTATATCGCTCATTGGTCATTTTTCCTTTCTTCTTTGTCCTCTTACCACGAAGGAAATTTACAACTCCCTTCACATGTTGAAATGTTATCTGCACTCTCATTCAACTTCTCCATAATTATACTGATGTACTTTTCTTACAAGCTCCGAATGCGTATGCGTTGTTCTAGTTATTGATAGTTCAATCATCACACCACCTAATGTTCTCGCATTACCTCCACGATCTGCAATATACGATGGTCGATTATTGACAAAGGCTTTAAGAAATGATCCTGTTCGACAAAAATGTTGTACTTTTTCACAAACAATTGGCTCTTTGAGTTTTGCATGGCGTTTCAAGAAAATTTGTGTATTTGATGTCACACCTACATGATGATCGTGTCCCTGGAGATATAAATCTGCATTAACCCCATTAGCCATACGAACTACACGATTAATACTACCTCCAAACAAAATACACGCACCACCACCGTGATATGCACATATATCATAATTAAAATGTGAGTTTCCTACTTTAATACCTAATTTTATTAAAGCCATTGCACCTAGATATTTACAATGTAATAGCTCTGCAAGGTATTGTGTACTTGTTGATCCGTCTCGAAAACGATAATAATGATTTCCTTCAACTAAGCCAAGTGTATTACCAACTAAATGTGGATACCGCTTAACAAATGCTCGAATTTCAGCTTTTGTAACTACATCAAATTTATCTTGCGTAGAATCGTGTGTTTTTGCTAAATGCTCTCGTTCACTGTAAGATGCGAAATCAAAGTAATCACCCATTCCTAAGTATCGAGCATATTTATTTCGCTTATGTTCTCTTATGAACTTTGCAAAATGTTTATCTGCATGATGTTCTGCACCGAAATGTATGTCACCAAAAGGTATTACAAATAAATGGTTTCTGTTAGCCTTCAAATTAATAGGGATATATGTTGCTGTGAAAATCCCTGTATTGCTTAGAGACATAAAACCTCCTATATCTCACGCGCCTCCAATAACCATCGTTTTATTTGATCGGGATTATTTGCTCTTAATGGGTTGTTTTGTTGGGATAATTGGAAGTGCATAAGATCAACAAAGTTTTTCCAACGACCGCCCCAAACCAAACCAATTGATTCTGCGCGGCTACCGAAGCGTTCCCACAATTCTTTGTCTTTCATGATTGACTTTCCATCAACCATAGGTACCGCGTCAAAAGCCATACCGTAATTGTGCCATGATTCACCACAACAGGCGTTGGTTACATACGGTCCCGTGTGTGGTCCTACTGCTTCTAGTATATCGGCCAAAAATCCAAAGCCATCATGTCTCAGCGTTTCTGCTTTACTTCTAATAGTCAAACGGGTTCGTGATTGTCTCCATAATATAGCTTGTTGTTCAACGGATCTATAAAGCGATGTGACACGAAAATCAAAACCATCTGTCTTACATGCTTCATGCAAATTGTCAAACATTCTTTCTATTGGGTATGCCATTTACGACTCCTAATGGTAAATAGTTCCAGTCGTACCAGCTGGAACAACTTCTTGTAAGCCTGGGGTACGCAAGATCACTGCTTCCGGGCTATCGTTATATCCGATAATGTAATATGTGTAATTACCCAGGCGTAATGGGTCATTCTCAAAAATCTCACCAACTAGATCTTCAATTAAAACTGTTTGATTACGTGTTTGTGTAATTTCTAAAGCATTAAATAATTCATATTCTAAGCCAGGTGCAGGGATAGTAATAGTCCATGTAGGCAATGTTTCAACGGCATTCTCAATCTTATAACTTACTGTTGATTCCTCGCCACCAACGATAATTGTTTGACCGGGTTCAGGTACTCCTGCCGTTACTGTAATTTGAAAAGTTATATCACCTATTTCATATGACCCTGTAACTGTTGCTTCCAATTCAATAATTGGATGTTCTTCTTGTACTGTATCAAATGTTGTCGGTGGTATTGAATTTGCAATTACATTACCTAC